CACTTTCTGTTACAGAATTATATAAATTATTGCATATTGATATATTGTTCCTGGTATAGCAGTATAATCTTCATATGTATTTTCTTCTGTTTCTGTCAAAAGAATCATAGAAGCAACATCATCTGTAAATCCTCTAAGTACCTTATATGTTGGAGAAATACTAGATGCTGTCCAATTTAAAACTATTTTATCTTTGTGTGTTGAATTTGATGCAGTTAGATCGGATATTGGTACTAATTTAGAATAACCAGATGCCTCGTTACTATTTGAACTTTCATCACCATTTCTTTTTGCAGTTACAATATATTTGTAACTATAACCATTTTGAATATCAGTATCATCATAAAATATATCATTATTTGTATCTATAGTAAAATTTTCAATTTCTGTTAATAATGAATAATCTCGATATATTTTATATGAACTAATACCATCAACCAAATCCCATGATAAACGAATTCTATCATTATAAATATTCTGTGTTGCTGTTAAATTTGTAGGTGCATCTGGTTTTATTGAAGAAAAAACTACAGAATTGTTGATCTTTTCGCCTGAATTAAATACACCGCTTGATACATCTGGACTATTTTTATTAAAATCAGGCTGAATGGGCATTTTTTAAATTCTCCTCAATCTTTTATATATTATATATGTTATTGAATTTCATTAATATCAAATATATTTATATTGACATCTTTGATGATATTTGGAGCACCCTTTACTGGACCATACAAATATGTTTTTGTTGTAAATTGTAAATCCCATGTCAACACTCTAGTTTCTTCTGAAAATTTATCATCATAAATTTCACTAGGTGTTATTTGATTTAATATTATAGGAATATCTACTTTTTCATCACTGGTATTTAATATTTTTGGTTTTATAGTTATTGTAAATTCTGGTGTAAAAAATGGTAATATTTGTTCTATTATTTGCAAACCATCATCCATATTTCGAGTATAAACATATAATTCAAAATCTATATTATAAGGAACATCTTCATATCTGTATTGAAAAATAACATCATCATTTGTATTAATTTCTTGTTTCCATCTTTTGTTTATAGAATTTTTCTTTCTATCTGTGTCATATGTCATACTTGTTATACTAAATCCCATTCTTGGTAGAATTGTTTGAACCATAGTCTTATCAACATCTAGATTCAATCTATGTACAAATTTTTCTTTTGGTGAATATATTAATGGTACTTTTATTTTCTTAGTTACACCGCCATCTGTTCTTGATATGTAAATATTATTAAATAGTGTACCAAAAGCGGTTACTAATTTTCTTGTCGAACTGTGATAAAAATGTGTAAACATTAATAATTACCTTCTGAGAATGGATCTCTTTCTGTGAAATCGATGATATCATCACCTTGTGATTGTAATTGAGAATTATTGTTCAATTCTTTCTTATCCATGACATAATCAATATTGCCATCACCATTAGCATCAACTTTTTGTACAAATTCATCTTGCATATCATCAATTTTACTAAATCCGGTTTGTATATCTTCCATAGAATATTTGTATAGTTCACAATCTATTCTAAAAGTATAATAATCACCTTGTTGGAACATCTGATCATCATTTTCAACAAATTTAATTTCAAATAAATTATCGTTGGTTGGAGCGAGTGGTAAATAAATCAAATCACCTTCTATTGGTCTATTCATTGGATATAATCTACCACCTATTTCTGGTAATTTAAAAGATTCTTCTCTGAATCTTTTCTTTGATACAATCAAAGTGATATTGTCTTTGATTTCCATACCAAATTTACTGACAATCTCTCTTTGACCTTCAAATCCTCTAGCATTCTTTAAATACATTTCTATACTAAATGAATTTTTTAGTTTACCAAGTTGATTATCTCCGAATAAATTATCAACCTTATCTGTTGTTTTTACAATATAAACAACATCTATACCATTTATCTTTATTGATTCTTCTGACAGTTCATCAAAAAGATTTTGAGTAGGTTTATAACCTTTATTTTGAAAGTATGGATTTGTTGCCATTTTATCCTACAAAAAATTGAGGAGGTAGTTCGAATTTACTTTGAATATCGTTTTCTATTTTTTCTACTTCACTACTTGCTTCATTAAATATTTCTGAACCATTGAGTGTTATGCCACCGGGCAATTCAACACCATTAAACTTCATCATATTCAATCCCCACTGTTGTTTTATCAAAGCAGTACAGTATTTCTTTAAAATTCTATCATTATAAATGTCTGTATATACTTCTGGGTTCAAAATCTTATATGCTTCAAACATCATATATTGACCTAGATAAGCTTGTTGTTCCCAATCCATATTTACATAGATTCTATTTGTTACTCTACTATATTCCAGAGTCTTCTCAGGTGTTAGCAGATCTTGTAACATCTGCATATGACTACGAGTAACTGAATATGTAATCATAGATTGACTATATGTGTTTGTACGAAGACCATATAAGTCATTTAAAGCAATTTGATATCTTGCATCAAACATACCAGTACCACCAAGAGTATCATATAATTGGAATACCTTTACAACTGAAATAATAGATTGACCATCTGGGTCTATTGCTGGAGCAGCAAGAATTTGAGGATTAGTGCTGGTATCTTCTTGAGTTGGTTCTAATAAATCTATGTATTTTCTCTCCATATCTTTTCTGGTGATTTGTTTACGGATATAAACCTTTTCAACACCATCAAAATGATATTCTGCAAAAAATTGAAGAGCATCGTCTAAGCGATCTTCAATTTGTGAGTCATCGACATTTATTTGAACAACTGGATATCCTAATTTTCGAAGACAGTATTCTTTAAGTGCTTCTCTGCTGGCTGGTTTTGCCATAAAAAAATCTCCCCTTTATTTGTTATTTATAAGGGGGAGATTTCTTGTTTTTTGTTAATTTTTGAACTTATTCTGAAAATAAGAACTGAACTCTGGTCATTTCATTGACACTTAACTGTAAAGCGTCAAATTTTGATGCAGAAAGTGGTTCCCAAGTAACTTCTACTTCGGTATTTAAAAGTTCACCAAATTCCTTGAGGAATTCTTGCTTCTTGTCCTCTGCAACAGTCATTTCTTGACTATCACCTTTAACTCCATACTTTTCAACTAACTTGATTCTGTGTTCCTCGATTGCTCTCATTTCTTCATTAAGAGTCTTTAACAACTTACTTAATTGAAAAGAAATTGATGCCGGAAGAGGGGTTTCGAGAATCTTGTTCATTACTGGAACAGAATTATAAACATCTACTAGTTTTACCTTCACTTGTTTTCTCCTTATGCTATAGAAACGAATAATTCAACTTTACCAAACCAATTCATGGTTTCGCTTGATGATTTTAGTGATTTTGCCATGATTGTCAATAGCAAATCACCACTACTATTTATAGAGGCTATCATAATTGGATAGTTTTTAGTGTTAAAATTGTTTTGAACCAGCGGATTTGCTGAAGTTGTAAATTTTGGTTGTAGAACTAAAATATTATTTGCATATTCATTTGTTTTTTCAATTTTAGTTTCTTTGTGACCAATAATATCATCATAATATTGAATCTTGCTTTCTTGACCAAAAAGACTTATGGTTCTCTTCATTCTATCATCTCTCGAATATATTATAGAGAACGATCCTGGTATATGCTTATATGAATAAGTGAATGAACCACTGGTACTCCAAGGATTTGACCATGCAGGTTTTGCTCCGTCAATACCTAATTCATTTGATCTTATGATAATTGGTGCTGGAGTAGTAGTTGTAGTAGTTGTCGTGGTGGTAGTTGTAGTTGTTGTGGTGGTGGTTGTTGATGTAGTCGTAGTTGTGTATATTTGAGATGTTGTATTTGAAAAAGCACTAGTACTTAATGCACACTGTGCTGTTATTTTATATGTGTAAGTAGTTGAATGTGTCAAACTACTTGTATTGTTATATGTCGTTGTTGGAGCAGAAACTGTTCCAATATTTGTAAATGTTGTTCCGTCAGTAGATCTCCATATATTATATGTCGTAGCACCAGTTACTAAATTCCAAGATAATTCTATTCTTCCCAATGAAGAATTAAATACAGATGTCAAATTAGTTGGTGTTGATAATTTTTTATTACCAGAACTAGATGTTGAATAAGAACTTGATAATCCCGTAGAAGTATCTGTTGCTTTAATTTTATATGAGTATGAAGCACATTCTAAAACAGTAAAATTATCAATATATGAAAGACTAGTTGTAGTAAATTCACTAGTACTTGAATCTGGATTTGTTCTTTTTATTGTATACAAAATAGAACTTCCAGAAACAGCACCCCAAGTAATTTCAATACCATCTGTTCTTGTTGTTGAT